ATTTGGGGTAGAACCTAATCTCACCCCAATTTTCTTTGCGTTCAAACTTTAACGTGTTCATTACCATACCCCGTCCATTTCCCATTCTTCCATTGCACAATCTATCGCATCTTGTGGCGATAAACCATCTTCGTGAAAATCGCGCCACAATAAGTCTGGCATATCGTGTACACCAACGCCAATTTCTGCCACGCAGATTGCGTCACACTCTGTCATAAATTCCTCGAATGTCATTTTGTCACCTCACTTGATGTTGTGTATTCTGCGCCATGTCACCCATGTGATGGCTTGTAATTCAAATGCTTTTAGCGCACGCCCATTAACTCTTGTACGTTTCGCGGCCTGAACATACTCTGCCTGTAGTGTCCTATATTCTTTGACACCTATATTGGTCTTATCGTCTGTCAATCCTACACGTTCAGCATATGCGATATTACGTGCGTGTCCATCAATGGTACACGTATCATCACCCATAATGTTGCGATAGAATGAAACAATCTTTTGCCCATTGAGTATGTCAATGACGCCATCATGGTTAGGCATTGCCTCTAGTATAGACCACGCTTTTTGTTTCATCTTGTGGTATGTGGATACCTTGATGCTATCCATGCCATCCCCATTTACATGGGCATGGATTAAATCTTTTGCGTTTATAATGTTGCGTTCCCACTTGTTATTAGGTGATAGGCTTGCCACCACACCAACAACAATATGCAACGGAACGCACGTATCAAGCGCAATGCGTGTACAGTCTCGCAATGCGTCTGCGTACCACACAATACCATCACGCTTTTCTTCCGGTGTTGCCATCTTATATGTGGCAAGAATATTTTCAACACTCATTGTGTCACCCCTTGGTTTAGTTATTGATTAAGGAATAGGGGCTTTGTGCATGGCATACACTACCGCTGCCGATAGTTACACTCCACCCCCAAATTGGCCGGACACCATTTGACTATGTAACTCAATCATAGTTCTATAGCCTCACCTTTCAGAGACATAGGTCACCCACCACAATAAAAACGCCATTGTTTGAGGCTTGCCATATAGGCCACCGGTATTGAGCCGGTGTAGTTAGAAGCTTCGCTTTGTGGCCTATCCGCTAGTCTGCCGTTGGTACGGTCCAAACTCAAAGGGTCAGTCGCTTGCCGTATTGTTGACCCTATAGCTTCAAGTATGTGCCTATCCGCTTCGATGTAGTGATGCAATTCGTGGGTTTAACCACCTAGCTTGCATCGGGCTAGTATCATTAGGCTAGTCTATTCATATTCGGTTAGTCAACTCTTTTTTATTTGGTGCCTCACAAGTTTGCCGTGGCGGTTATGTGCTAGGCGTTTATCTAGAGCGGTTTGTCGTATCGGTTGATAGAGCGTCGTCGCTTTCGATGTTTAGAGAATGGCACGGGTCAAAACGGAAAGCAAATAAAAAAACTACTTTTTAGTGTCAACAATTTGACAGGGTAAGTGTCAATATATTGACGCAGCTTTTTATATATATAATAGGTGTGACTGGTGATGTTCATGTTGTGTTCTTGTTTTGGTGGGTAGGGTGTTTTTGCAGGCAATGGGGTGCCTATTTTTTATGCACCATCCTGCCTATTTTTTGTGCAGCATTTTATTTCCTGCCATTCATCCGGCAACGAATAGGCGTCAAGTGATAGCATATCTCTTGCCATGCTATAAAAAAAGCAATCAAAACAATGTGTTGCATCGTTTGTTCACCCTTTGTCCAGGCCGTTCACCTTTTGTTCCACCCGTGTGGCCGGACCACCACCCCCGTACCGTACGTACATATACATAGAAGCACACAGATTGGGAAAATTGAGTGTTAACCACATGGGCAAATGATAAACACGGGTGGCACCAGCATACACAAGTCAAGACATATTTTGTCAGCAAAACTTAATTTTCTTCTTGACAGCATATAGTGAGTTGTGGTATAACTCTATTATTAGATGAGAACATTAAATGTTCTTAGAAAGATGTTAAAGACATTATATGATAGCATTATATGTAACATCTAATAACCCCCTACTGGACTAATTTGTATTTTTTGTAAAAAAGTAGTTGACAATGGGAAAGAAATCTGTAAAACTATACACAGACAATGTGTTGGATGCATTCTATGACGCCATCAAGAACAACACATTACATAATTTGCATATACCCCACAGTGATGTCTTTTATGTAAGGCAAGCTGTGGAGGCACATTATGGTCGTCCTTTCACATTGAAACACGTTGAGGCTGCAATGAAAGCCGAAGGCTGGAAGGACACTGATGATGTTTAAAGCACTTGTAATGGTATGTAGTTTAGCAGACCCTACTCAATGCACTATCTTTGAGGATACAATAAAACTACGTGAAACTGAAGAACTTTGTAGGGTACGTATTGAAGAAATGGTTGAGGTCATTCAGATGACTATGCCAGCACCCGTAGAATACAAGTTTAAGTGTGAACTTAAAAAGAGTATCTAATGTTTGAAGCAGTTGTATTGGCATGTCTAATGGGCCAGCCTACTATGTGTGTTGAAGCACAGGATGCGCGTGGGCCTTATCAAACAGAAGCTGAGTGTGTAATGCGTGTCCATCAGATGGTCACCGCTATGCAACTGGTTTTTCCACAGCCGCACACCTATCAATATAAATGTAGAGAACCAGAGCCAGAGGGTATGAAACTGTGAGTGTAGAGTACCGTGGTATAACATTCCCTGGATACAACAGGCCCATCAAGTCTAACCGTGAAGGTAAGAAGAAGATGGTGTTGGCTAAGAAGGGTGATAAGGTAAAGCTGATTCACTTTGGTGCTACGGGCTATGGACACAACTACAGTGCTGCAGCCCGTAAGTCATTTCGTGCTAGGCACAAGTGTGACACAGCTACGGACATTCTGTCGGCACGGTACTGGGCATGTCGCACTCTATGGGGTGGGGCAGGTAAGCCTAAACAATCTAGTCCTAAATCACGTAAAGGAAAATACTAATGGGCAAGCACAAGAAAGATGTGACTGTTGTTTCAATCGGTGTAGGCACAATGCCAGCCAAGAAACTAAAAGAAATGAAAAAGAAGGCTGAGATGGCGATGGGTGGCATGGCTAACGGCAAGAAGCATATGTATTCTGCTGGTGGTAATGTGACTGACAAGCTGCCGAACAAAGGTCTGAAGCAACTTGCTAAAACAGAAAAAGGCAAAGCTGCCGTACGCAATATGGGCTTTGATGTTTAAGTGGCCCCAAGAGTTCCACGCAAAAAGGGTCAACCTGTAGGTTCAAAAAAACACAGTGACTTATACACAGATGAGAACCCCAAAGGAACCATCCACGGTCTTAAATTTGCTACTGTCAAAGACGCTGAAGCATCTGTCCGTAAGATTAGAGCGTCTGGAAAAACACATGCTCATAAGACACAAGCGGCGATTGCTATGGAACAACGCGCTAGAGCGGCAGGTAAGAAGGCCGCTGCGGCAGTGTATAGAAATTTTATTAACGCCCAAAAGCGAAAGACAAAGCAACGTGCATCCCGTCGAGCGTGACATACGCACGTGGTCCAGAGACTTTTTAGAGATACCCAATGCTAAACTAAATGGTCTACCGCCTTGCCCCTATGCTAGAAAAGCATGGGCTGATGACAAGGTAGTGTTTAGTATTAACACAGGTATAGATGGATTGCTAAGTGCTATCCGTGAGTTTGATGGCCACGACTATGATATTGTAGTCTGGGCTGAAGAAGATTTGCCAGACATGGAATACCTAGATGGTCTGTGTGATGGCATGAATGAGTTGATGTCAATAGCTGGTATTGATTTGCACCTTATGGTGTTCCACCCCGACTATGACGCAACAGAAGCTGGTCTTGAGTTTCTTGTCGATGATGAGGTAACTGATGACAGCTTGTCCTACTGTATGGTCTTTGTGCAGAAACTTTCTAAACTAGACGATGCAGCTTTGTATCTGGAAAAGTCTAATTACTACGAACACTTTCCAGAAGACGTTTATGATGCTCTAGTGCTTGACAGAAGGAGATTGAGAAATGCCAATGCACGGTAAAGCTAAAATGGCTAAGAAGAAAATGCGCGGTGGTGGAATGACCAAGATGCGTGGTGGCGGCATGTCCAAAAAGAAAATGATGATGGGCGGCATGACCAAGAAGAAGAAGATGATGCGCGGCGGCGGTATGGCTAAAAAGAAGAAGTAATGCCATATGTTGCAGATTCGGAAATACATGGACTTGGTGTTTTCGCAGATAGGGACTATGCTCAAGGAGATACAATTGAGTTGTGTCCTTATCTGGTCGCGGATTATACTGACGTGGGAGATGAGTGTGTCCTCCATGACTATATGTTTCACACACCTTATGTCGATACCGAAGAGTATTACATCCCACTTGGGTTTGCTATGGTCTATAACCACAGCGCAAGTCCAAACGCTGAGTGGGACATTGAAGAAGAAGATGAACGCTTTGTTAGGTTTTATGCGCTTAAAGAAATAAAGCAAGGCGAAGAAATACTTCACGATTACGGTGAAGATTATTGGGAAAGTAGAGATGCCCTTACTTAATCAAGGTTCTAAATTCAATATATCACTCACGGCAGTAGGAACTTCGGATACAGATTGTTATGAGGTTCCTGCTAACTATTCGGCAGTTGTAAAGAACTTGATGTTGACAAATTCAAGTTCTTCAACCCGGCCTTATACGATTAAAATATACCAGAAAACTCCCAATACGACGACAACAATAACTAGTGACCATGTTATAGCTAGCAGAGTGGAACACTACATATTCACTGCGGACAAGCCTCTGTTTTTATCGGCAGAAGATAAGATAACCATAGCGACTAATGCAACAGACCGCATTGTAGCCACGGTATGTGTTGAAGAGTTTTATGACCCCGCAAGATAGGAGATAGGAGATGGCACGTGTCTCTAAAAAATCCCCCGCAAAAAAAGTCAAAACCCCACAAGCTAGGGCGAAAAAGAAACCGATTAGAACGCTTAAACTTGCGCCGGGTGGTGCGGCAAAGAGCAAGAGTCGAGTTAATGAAGCTGGCAACTACACTAAGCCAGCAATGAGAAAGAGACAATTTAATAGAATTAAAGCTGGTGGCAAAGGTGGAAAGCCTGGACAGTGGTCGGCGCGTAAAGCCCAGATGCTTGCATCAGCTTATAAGAAAGCAGGGGGTGGATACAAATGATATGCAACATGTATTCCTCCTCTTGGTATATTTAGGAACAGGAGATTTTCGCACTTTAATAAGTGCTGACATGTATTTTGCAGATATTAATGAATGCAATTACTTCGCAGAAAAATCTGCAATAAGATATGGGAACTACAGATATAGAGATTACCTAGACCCAAAAGACAGGGTAACTGCATATTGTGTACCCAAATACGTTAACCCCAACGACGTAAGGATATACTGATGCTGGCAGAACTTGCAGCGGCTAATGCCGCATTTAGTGTTATTAAAGCCGCTGTACAGAACGGTAGTGACATTGCCAAGGCTGGTACTGCCATTGCTAAGTTTGTAGGTGCAAAGGAAGACCTACAAAAGAAGGCTAGCAAAAAAGGTGGCGGCTCTGATTTAGAAGAGTTTATGGCTCTTGAGCAGATACGTGAAAAGGAAGACCAGTTAAAGCAGCTTATGATTTATGCAGGTCGTCCCGGTCTATGGGGAGATTGGCAACGATTTCAGGCCAAGGCTCGTGTGGCGCGAAGAGAAGAAGAAATTAGAGTAGCAAGAAAAAGAAAACAGATTATAGAATGGAGCATAGTAGTATTTTTATCTTTAGTAATTTTAGTAGTGTTGGGTTCTTTGATTGCACTAATACTACACGCACAGGGTAGATTATAATGGCATTAGCTAAATCACAACGTAGTCTCAAGTCATGGACAAAGCAGAAGTGGAGAACAAAGTCAGGTAAGCCTAGTGCAAAGACTGGCGAAAGATATTTGCCAGAGAAAGCCATAAAGTCCTTGACAAGTGCTGAATATTCTGCTACAACTAAAGCTAAAAGAGAAGGCACACGAAAGGGAAAGCAGTTTGTACGCCAGCCTAAATCTATTGCTAAAAAGACTGCACGATTTCGCAGAGGCGGGTAATGACCCACGCGACGTGCGCTTGGCTGACATGGAGCCTGATGTAGAACATCGTGTGTATTTGATTAAGAAAAAACTATGGGAACTAAAAAATGTGGACCGCACTGATATCACCGATAGCAAGTCTAGCAGGGACATGGCTTGAAGGAAAGGTTGAAACTAAGAAAGCAGAAACTGCATCGAAAGTCGCAACGGCGAAGGCTGAAGCGATTATTATGGAAAAAAAGGCCACGGGTGAAATTGACTGGGACTTAGAAATTGCTAAGAGTAAAGCAAATTCTTGGGCTGACGAATGGTTAGTAATTCTATTTAGCATACCATTAATACTAGCATTTGTGCCGGGAATGGAAGAGGTGGTAGCAAATGGTTTTGCACAACTTAATGCCATGCCACAATGGTATCAGTACAGCCTTGGTGTTATTGTTGCTGCCAGCTTTGGTGTACGCAGTGCTACAAAATTCTTTGGTAAAAGGTAGTCCTAGTGCCGATGTGGAGTATGCACGAGAGAACTACAGAAGAACAAGCGAGGAAAAATCGTGGCAGAAGTAACTATGGAAAGATTGTTGAAGTGGAAGATACTACCACGTCTGATGATGCTTGGGATGTCCTTGTCCGCTTGGCGAGTCGTGGAGTGGTTCATGACATTAGAAGACCCAACAAGTCAACAAGCAGCACTAGTGAGTGTAGTCACGGGGGCCATGACAGGTGCATTTGCGGTGTGGATGGGACATGAAAAATGAAATATAATAGAGATGATTTAATTGAAAAATTAATCCAACACGAAGGTTTACGTCTTCAAGTATATGAAGACAGCCTTGGTATTGCCACAATTGGCATAGGAAGAAACCTAGAAGACCGTGGTATCACTCCAGAAGAATTAGATTGGATGGATATACCCAATATGGCTATTGTTCATACAATGGGTATTACTGAAGCTGATGCCATGTATCTAGCACAGAATGACGTACAGATTGTCGAAGAAGAACTGTTACGTGCGCACCCTTGCGTAGACAGGTTAGACGCTGTACGTCAGCTTGTACTTGTGGACATGGCGTTTAATCTAGGGGTGCCGCGTCTTTGCAAATTTAAGAAGATGTGGGCGGCTGTTGAGGCAGAAGATTTTCCGACTGCGGCAAAAGAAATGCTTGACAGCAGGTGGGCAAATCAGGTAAAATCACGGGCAACAAAACTCGCACACGCTATGCATCATGGAGAGTTTAATGGCTAGACAACTGACAGGTAAACAACAAGTCTTTCTTGATGTGTTGTTTGATGAGGCAGGTGGAAACATGGCTACCGCCAAAAAACTTGCGGGGTACTCTGAGACAAGTTCTACCACAGAGATTGTCAAAGGATTGAAAGAAGAAATCCTTGAGGCTACACAAATGTACATGGCACGTAACGCACCCAAAGCCGCGATAGCAATGACCGGCGCACTGTATGACCCGACTGAACTTGGCATCCGTGACAAGATGGTTGCAGCAAAAGAATTGCTTGACCGTGTGGGTCTTGTGAAGACAGAGAAGATGCAAGTCGAGGCATCCGGTGGTGTAATGCTCATGCCGCCCAAAGCCGTGGTAGAAGATGAAGACTAAAGCACCAAAGGTTTTTAGAAGATTAGTAGGCGTCTTAATTAGAGATGGCGTATCAAAAAAACAAGCCCATGCTATTGCTTATAAAAAATTGCAAGCTGAAGGATACCTAAAACCCGGCACACTAAAGCCTACAAAGAAAAATGCAAGCGATTACATAAGATATTTAAACGAAAGATATAATGAGCAGAACAGCAGGAAAATGGAAGCTGCCGCAACCCACTGACTTAAAGGATGAAGACGAGTGGGTTCCGGTCCCACGCATAGCAAGAACAGTACCATTTGGTTACGAGGCAGATGATAACGACCCCGACATACTTCTGCCAGTAGCTACAGAGTTAGACTTACTTGAGACTGCACGGAAACATGTGAAACGATATTCCTACAGGGAGGTGGCAAATTGGTTGTCAGCAAATTCTGGAAGATACATATCACATGTTGGGCTACGTAAAAGATTAGCACATGAACGACAGCGTAAGAACCAAGCTGCAAGCCTCCGCAAGTGGGCAGAATATGCGGAAAAGGCAATTGCCAAAGCGCAGGAAATCGAAGAAACAAGACTTGGCGCAAAGCGCAAAAAAGCAACAGCCTGAGATAAAAGAAGTTACACGTGAAACATCTAGCATTGAAGAACATGCTAATGTTTTGTTTAAACCAAACGAAGGACCACAGACAGAGTTTCTAGCAGCGAGTGAGCGAGAGGTTTTGTACGGTGGTAGTGCCGGTGGCGGTAAGAGTTACGCCATGCTGGCTGACCCACTTCGTTACATGGGGCATCCTCAGTTTAGTGGATTGCTTCTTCGACATACAACAGAAGAACTGCGAGAACTGATATTTAAGTCGCAAGAGTTGTACCCAAAAATCTGGCCGGGTATCAAATGGTCAGAGCGGAAGATGCAGTGGACTGCGCCATCTGGTGCAAGGTTGTGGATGTCCTACCTAGACAGGGATGAGGATGTCTTGCGTTATCAGGGTCTGGCATTTAGCTGGATAGGCTTTGACGAACTGACACAATGGGCCACACCATATGCATGGAATTACATGCGAAGTCGTCTACGGTCCACTGCACCTGACTTGCCTATCTTTATGAGGGCAACAACTAACCCTGGTGGTAGGGGTCATGGTTGGGTTAAGAAGATGTTCATTGACCCTGCCCCGTATAATAGAGCGTTTGATGCAACCGATATTGAAACAGGAGAGGCACTTAAATATCCCGCTGGGCATAGCAAAGCAGGAAAATCTTTATTTAAGAGACGCTTTATCCCAGCAAGACTTTCTGATAACCCATACCTTGCGGACGCAGGGGATTACGAAGCCATGCTTCTCTCGCTCCCAGAGCAACAGAGGCGTCAACTTCTTCAAGGCGATTGGGACATCAAAGAAGGCGCGGCGTTTACTGAGTTTAATCGGGATGTTCATGTTGTGGAGCCTTATCGTCTCCCTAGCAACTGGGTCAAGTTTCGTGCATGTGACTATGGTTACGGGAGTTATTCTGGCGTTCTTTGGTTTGCAGTTGCGCCTGACGAGCAACTTATCGTATATAGAGAACTATACGTCAGCAAAGTCCTTGCCACAGACTTGGCTGATATGATACTTGAGGTAGAAGCTGAAGATGGAAATATTAAGTATGGTGTTTTGGACAGTAGTCTTTGGCACAAGCGTGGCGATACTGGTCCTTCTCTTGCGGAGCAAATGATTAACAGAGGATGTCGATGGCGTCCATCAGACCGTAGTAGAGGCAGTCGTGTAGCCGGTAAAAACGAACTACACAGACGATTACAAACAGACGATTTTACAGAGGAGCCTAGACTTGTATTCTTTAGTAGCTGCACAAATGTCATCAGTCAGTTACCGTCCATCCCGCTGGACAAGAAAAATCCAGAAGATGTGGATACAAAATCTGAGGACCATTTGTATGACGCCTTACGGTACGGCATTATGTCCCGACCCCGGTTCTCTATTTTCGACTACGACCCCACGGGCAGACCATCGACAGGTATGAGAGTAGCCGACTCGACGTTTGGATATTAGTATGGAAATTATCTGGTCTTTGATGTTGACAGTATGTTTGGACAGTCACACCTGCATTGAACAATCGGTTCAGTGGTTTGATGAAAAGACACAATGTGTTGAGGCGCAAGCTATACACGAAGGCATACCACCAGACGGAAATTGGAAATCTGTCAACTATAAATGCACCGTAGTAGGAGCAAAGGAAATATAATGGCTGAAGAAGAAATCCCTATGGAGACAGATGCTATCTCGCTAGAAGACAGCGACGATACAAATGTCACTGACGTTGAAATATCATCTTTGATAGCCCATGTACATGACTCGTACAGACGGGCAGAAGATTATCGTTATCAAGATGAAGAAAGATGGACACGCGCTTATAGAAACTATAGGGGTTTGTACGGACCTGATGTGCAGTTTACAGAGGCTGAAAAGTCTCGTGTTTTTATTAAGGTAACAAAAACCAAGACGCTGGCTGCATATGGTCAGATTGTTGACGTTTTATTTGCCAACAACAGGTTTCCCCTTTCTATTGAGCCAACAGAACTACCAGAAGGTGTAGTGGCAGATGTAAACTTTGACCCGCAAAAACCTCCACAGCTACAAGACCCAATGGAAAGTCCGTATGGTTTTGAGGGTGATGGACGGGATATTCCACGGGGTGCCACACAAAAGACACTCATGGACATGTTGGGTCCATTAGATGAAAAACTATCTGACCTAGAAAACTTGGAAGAGGGACCGGGCAAAACGCCAACGGCAATAACTTTTAGTCCTGCAATGATTGCTGCAAAGTCAATGCAGAAAAAAATTCACGACCAGCTAGAAGAGTCAGGTGCAAACAAACATCTCCGTAGCACAGCGTTTGAAATGTCGCTGTTTGGCACGGGGGTAATTAAAGGACCATTTGCTATAGACAAAGAGTATCCTAACTGGAATGATGAGGGAGACTACGACCCACTCTTTAAAACAATTCCACAAGTTTCGCATGTGTCTGTTTGGAATTTTTATCCCGACCCAGATGCAAACAACATGGATGAAGCGCAGTTTGTTATTGAGCGTCATAAGATGTCGCGCACACAGCTTCGTTCTCTGAAACGTCGCCCATACTTTAGGGGCCAAGTTATTGATGAAGTTATTAGCTTGGGTGAAAACTATACCAAGAAGTATTGGGAAGATGACCTTGCGGACTATGCACCAGAGCATGGCATTGATAGATTTGAGGTTCTGGAATACTGGGGTACTATCGACACAAGTATGTTGGAAGACAACGATGTTGAGATACCAGAAGAACTAAAAGAGTTTGACGAACTGCAAGCAAACATCTGGGTTTGTAATGACCGACTACTGCGTGTTGTTTTAAATCCATTTAAACCAGCAAAGATACCATACCACGCATCACCATATGAACTCAATCCGTATAGCTTCTTTGGTGTGGGTATTGCAGAGAACATGGACGACACACAAACGCTGATGAATGGCTTTATGCGTATGGCTGTGGATAACGCCGTGTTGTCAGGCAACCTGATTGTGGAAGTTGATGAAACTAATCTTGTGCCGGGTCAAGACTTGTCTCTATATCCGGGCAAGGTCTTCCGTCGTCAGGGTGGCGCACCGGGCCAAGCTATCTTTGGTACAAAGTTCCCGAACGTGTCATCTGAAAACATGATGTTGTTCGATAAGGCGCGGGTGCTGGCAGATGAAAGCACCGGCTTTCCGTCGTACGCGCATGGACAAACAGGTGTGCAGGGTGTAGGGCGAACAGCTAGTGGTATTTCTATGCTGATGAACGCCGCTGCTGGTGGCACAAAGAGTGTCATCAAAAATGTGGATGACTACCTTCTGCGTCCGCTGGGCGAAGGTTTCTTCCGCTTCAACATGCAGTTTGACTTTGACCCTGAGATAAAGGGCGACCTTGAAGTAAAAGCGCGAGGCACAGAAAGTCTAATGGCTAACGAGGTTCGTAGTCAGAGACTGATGCAATTCCTTGGTGTAGCAAGTAATCCTGCTTTGGCACCATTCGCTAAGTTTCAATATATTATTCGTGAGATTGCAAAATCACTTGACCTTGACCCTGACAAGGTTACTAACAATATGGATGAGGCTGCTCTTCAAGCTGAACTTCTCAAGGGCTTTCAAGCCCCAGCAGAAAATCAGCAACAACCACCGGCTGGTGCTGACCCAACAGACCCAACTGGTGCAGGGGGTGGCACAATCGGTATAGGGCAAGCACCTGTGCCGGATGAGCAAGGATTTAGTGCAAATGGACAAGGAACTACTCAGCAAGTTGAAGCCGCTGGTGAACAGCAAGCAGTGGCCCCACTTCAGTAATTATATAGAGAGTTTAATTACAATACAACAAAAGTCATTGGAACAAGCGGACAATGAAATCTTATTGTATCGTTCACAGGGAGCGATAGCCGTGTTGAAAAAGATGCAGCAGCTAAAAAATGATGTGGTAACACAAGATGTCAATATTTAAAAAACACTCACGTAAAGAAGTTGTTCGCGCTATTGAGGCGCATGAGGTAGGTCCGTACAAGGATACTAAAGAGGGCTGGCCCTATATCTTTACGGGTGTGTCTAGGAAGAAAAACCCATCATCTGCTTTTGGTCCTAGACAAATAACGTACTCTACCATTAACAATGCCATTGCCGCGTATAAAGATAGAGGAAATGAACTCTCACCAGAGTTACAAGCATATGCAGATAAACTCATTGCACAAGGAAAAAATAAAGTAAATTTAGACCAAGGTGCAGCAAAGTTTTATAGTGAAGCAGGTATAGGCATTAAGCGTGAAGCAACAGCAGAGGATAGAGCATCCTTTGGTTCTTTTGGCACTGGTTTTATTCCTAGAGAAGACCACGAAAAATATTATGACGAAATAGCTGATATTGTATTTGATGAAAAACTTAGAGAAGCTAAAGCACTGGGCGTTACGGACCACAACGGTTTTCTGCGCGTTTATCATGGTAGTGAAAACCCAGAGAACAATTTAGATTATCAAGATAAAGTTAATAGATATTTAGAAGACCCAAGTTTGATAGGCCGTAAACCCGGTCTTTTTGGCATGGGCATGACTGTCCCAATATTTGGAAAACAAATTGGCTTTAACGAAGGTGGAGATGTACCAGCCAGCGAACAAACAGATAAGCTATTATCAAAAGAGAATGTAAAAGATGCAGCTATGTTTGGCGCGGAATTTATTCCGGGCGTAGGTGAAGCATTGGCTATCAAGCGCACGTCAGATGCGTTAGATAAAAAAGATTATTTGGGTGCAGGTATTGAGGCAACCGCTGGTCTTCTTGGTATTATTCCGGGCGTAGGTGATTTAGCTGGTAAGGGGCTACGCACAGCTACTAAAGCATTTCGTAAGGCAGATGTAGAAGAGGCTGAGAAACTTATTGATAATCCTGACCTACTTAAAAAATGGGAAAAAGATAATACACTGCCTGAAAGTCAGCGTCAAAAAAATATACCTGAAGCAGAGAAAGCAGCAGAAGATTTATATCAGGGTGAAATAACATCTAAAGAAGCACGTACACGTATTAAAGAGGCTTTCCCAGAGCCTGAATTGTATACTGCAAATACAATGCCTGATATGCCTACAGTAACTGAGGTTGCAGGTTCTATGGGCAAAAAAGCCCTTACAAAAGGTATTGTGGGGGTTAAGGGTTTTGATTTAGAGGCTGGTCAACGGCTTGGTGCAAGATTAGATATCCCTGCATATAATCGCTTTGATAAGTGGGTAGTATCTATTCACGATGGAAATTCATCAAAGGGTAAAGTTGTTGGCTACGGTCAAGCTATTAGACTCAAAAATATTAAGTTTGGTTCAGACCCTAAAATTGCTTTAAATATTGCTAGAGGAAAAACATTTTCCCCAAAAAAAGGTAAAGACGTTCCTTTCGGCAAATCTACTATTGCCCGTGTATATGGCGACTATGTACCAGAAGACCCATATGAACTACAGGATTTTGCTAGAAAAATATTAGCTGACAAAGATTCTGGTTGGACGCAAGTAGGTATGAACCCATATAGGGGTAGTTATTTTTATGATAAAGCAACAGGAAATCTTGTAACTAGTGCAGATGAAGTTATTCAGGTTGGTCCTCTAGTTCTTGCAAAAAATGTTGTAGGGCTAGGTATGGATAAAAAACCAACATTGTCTGAAGTAAAAGAGGTTTTAAGCACTCCTGTAGCTAGAACCAAAGACGGCAAACTTAGAACTTTTAACGTAGGTGGAGATGTTTCAATGCAGAAACAAATGGAACTATTTAATGAGGGCGGCCTCATGGATGAAGGAGGAACAATGGACCCCATATCCGGTAATGATGTTCCAGTAGGCTCACTGCAAAAAGAAGTACGCGATGACATACCCGCCCAACTTAGCGAGGGCGAGTTTGTAATGCCAGCCGACGTTGTACGCTATCATGGACTAGACAAAATGATGGCACTACGAGATGAAGCAAAGGCTGGCCTTGCACGTATGGAAGCGATGGGACAGATGGGTAACGCAGACGAAGCCACAATTCCTGATGGCATTCCATTTAACATGGATGACCTGATTATGGATGATGAGCCTATGCAGATGCAGGTTGGCGGTTTTGTGCCGCAGCTTCAGCCATACACTTCTTTGCAGGGACAACAACCCACTGGGTTTGTACAGCTTCAAGAAACCGCACCCGTTCAGGAACGCATTGCAAGCCCGTATGCAATTGCTGAGTCGCCGCAACAAACTGGTGAACTAATTACAGCAGAGCAGCTTGTGCCGCGTGTTCAAACAGAATTTAAAACATATGTTAATGCGCAGGGCCAGACCCTTCAGATACCGTTCATTAATGGTCAACCCCTGTACCCAATTCCACCGGGTTACACTTTACAGTCAGTAGATGCTCAACAAGACCCTGTGCAACGAGAACAAACAGTACAGGCTCCGGCACAACCTGTGCAACGAGATGACCCATCTGACACGCAGGACACTCCGCAAGGTGGTGTAGCTGTATTTGGTGGTACAGTTTCTGATGGTCGTATAATTGGAGCGACAAAATATGACCTATCCTATAGTTCTAGTGGAGAAACTGCACCCGGTTTACTTGGAGCCTTAACAGGACGTTTTGACCGTGTTACACTTACACGACGGGATGGTAAAAAAGCAACCATGTCACGTGATTTATATAATCGACTAAAAGAAGATAGAACAAGCCCTGAAACCACACAAATAATAAATCAGTTATTTAATTACACTGATGCAGCTAATCAACAAATTAATCAGTCAACAGGATTAGAGAGAGGATTTCTAGGTTTTGGTGGTAACAGGAAAGAGTTAGAAAACAGTGCCGCCCGTGAAATATATGAGGACTTAGGTTTAGAATATAAAAATCAACCGTTAGCTGAAGCACTTATGGTGCAAGCAGAAACAGAGAGAGAAGAAGCCACAACAGCACAACCAACAGTAACACCGACTCCAGCAGATATTGACTACGAAGGCGTAGTAGCAGGTGAAGCTGCACGTATGGCAGAACAAGGTTTTCCGGCAAGAACACCGGACGGTATTGGCACTGGACCACTTCCTAGTGCCACACTTACAACTACTGGACCAAGGTCTAGCCCAATTATGGCTGGCGGCTCAAACGTAGGACAACTAAGCACAGGTCGTCCAGCGACTACGGGTGACATTGCTAGATTGTTTGGGCAAGAAACTAAAAGACTATCTCCAACAGGCACGGTGACTAGTTTTGACCCAGCAGGTGTTGGTTTTCCTGTTGGCACAAGATTATCTCCTGTAGAAGAACAACTATCAGATTCAATGCGCATGGAACGTATTGATGCGCCAACAACAACAGTGCAAAATATTTCAGAGGTTCCAGTTATTACAGTAGCAAATATGGGTGGTGCGTTTAGAGATGCTCAAGGTCGTCGCTCTAATCGTTATGCACAAATTGGGGATGATTTATTTAGATTTAAAAGAGATGGAACACTAGCTTCTGAACCAGCCAGAAATTTAGATACTCTTGCAATTCGTAATGATGGCAGTAGTGTTATGAGTAGAACAACATCTCTTTTACAACAGCCTGTAGAAATGTCAACTCCAATGTCACGTCCAACAGCACTTGAACGCGATGTAGGCGCACGTCTTCTTCCATCAGATAGAAGGCTCATTGAAATTGCAAGGGAAGAGGAGCGTCGTCGTCAACCAAGTTCATTTGAAGTTCAAGCTATGGCAGACCGTGACGACAGTCCGTCACTTACCCCAGCGGAAATCGAAGCACAGGCAGACCGTGACTTTAGTAACCAGTTGATAAGAGATGAACAAAACAGACAGGCAGAGATTGAGCGTGAAAGATTTGAACGTGAAGAAAGACGAGTTGCCGCAGAAACAGAGAGAAGAAATAGAGAAGAACAAGAAGAAAATGTAAGGCAAGGACGAGGTAATATTGTCACAGATAGTTCTGGTCGTCCTGTAACTTCCCGAAGCACAGGTCGTGCGGTGACAACAGCTAGAGGTCAGCAACTTCGTGAAAGAGATGCTGCAGGTAATGCTGCTATTGAGCGTCAAGCAGACGCGTTGCGTAAAGACGCAGACGATAGAGAACGTGCAGAGGCAAGTCGCAGAAGTGAACAACGAGTGCAAGAAAAAATTGCATCAGGTGTTGACCCCGAAGCTGCTGCATTTGAAAGTGGCGGCAATGAACCTAGTGGTGGCACATATTGTTGCACCGCATCGTGGAAGCGTAATCAGATGACCATCACAGAAATTAAAGAACTGCGTAGGTGGCATCGTCAACAGTCCAGTATGTGGCAAGAGGGATATGATATCTGGGGCAAGTGGGTTGCAGATAATCTTGTTGCCAAATCAGATTGGTCAGCATCCGTTGTTAAGGATGTGTATGAAGCATTCATTAATAAAAAGTATACTGTAAAGGGCTTGATTGGTCTGTCAGTAATTATTCCTGGCGTGTATGCCACAGCTATTTATCGGAGAATAAAGAACTATGGACGAGTTACTTGCACTAATTAGAGAGCGTTATATGTCGCTTTCTGAAGAAGAAAAAGATGATATCCGTCGTCTTATGGGTACACAAGAAGGTCGCGTACTTGCAAAGTTACTTGGCCCTGACCTAATGCAACAAATTCGCTTGAAGCCACCACAGGGTGCTTCTCGCAAACGTGGACTAGCAGCACGTTAAACAGCTAGATTAACTGGCCTACCCATCCCCCTGCATGGCTACGATGGCCCCAGATAGGAGAAACCTATGAACGACACAATCATGGCTGAAGAAATGAAGCCGCAAGAAACTAAGGCATTTGTATCAAAGCCGTATAGTAACGATGAGCGTATCAAGAAAGAAGAAGAACAACTTGAACAGCTTATGAAAGAACAAAAAGGTGAGGTTGAAGAAGTTGAAGAAGAACCTGCCTCATCTGAAGAAAAGACATTTAAGAAACGCTATGGTGACTTGCGTCGTCATACACAAGAAAAAGAAAAAGATTTTCAAAAGCAACTAGAAGAACTCAAGTCACAACTTGACACTGCTACTCGTAAAGAAATGAAGTTGCCAAAGTCAGACGAAGACCTTGAGGCTTGGGCAAAGGAATATCCAGATGTTGCTGCTATTATTGAAACTATTGCTGCCAAAAAGGCTCAAGAACAAGCTAGAGAACTTGAGGATAAGTTTAAGGCAGTTGATGAAATGCAGTTCAACGCCAAGCGAGAAAAGGCAGAAGCAGAACTAATGCGACTGCATCCTGACTTTGATGAGATTAGGGATAGCGATGACTTTCACGAGTGGGCTGACGAACAGCCTAAGTGGGTACAGGAAGCACTGTATGAGAACGACAATGATGCTCGTTCTGCTGCCCGTGCTATTGACTTGTACAAGTCGGACAGAAACATCACGACTAAGAAAAAGTCAAAAGGCAACGCAGCAGAAGCTGTCACATCAAAGAATACTAGAAGCAAGCCGCAAGAGAATGAGGCATCTTCTTATCTAAAAGAATCTGAAGTGCAGAAGATGTCACCGCAAGAATACGAAAAGCGGTCAGATGAAATTATGGAAGCAATCCGTGCCGGTAAATTTGTCTACGATATTTCGGGGTCTGCACGATGAGTGTAATATTTAAACCCCAAAAAGACATGGAACTGTTTGCTCCGTTTGGTCCGACGATGGGATACTATCGTATGCCAAAGGAACTTGTAGACAAACTGAACAGTAAGATGTCTGACAAACTTCAAGACTATTCCGACAATCTTGTTGGCAAAGTGTCTGAGGAGTTAGCGTTTGACGAAGAAATAGTAAAGATTGCCCAAGAAGGTTTAGGGCAATTTGTTGGACAATATCAAGCATACACGGAATTAAGAAACTCTTTTGGCGCAAAACCTCTTGATATTGATAACTATAATTACGGACTACAGATTGTTTCGGGCTGGTTTGTACGCCAGTTTGAAAACGAATACAACCCTCTTCACATACATACAGGCTCTCGCCTATCGTGTGTAGGTTACTTGAAACTGCCGGAAGGCATTGAAGAGGAATGGGAAGAAGACTACAAAGACCATCACCCTTCTAACGGCCACATTCAGTTTGCTAGTGGTACAGCTTCGGGCTACACTTGTACAAACTTTATTGTAAAACCACAAGTTGGAGACTTTTATGTCTTCCCTTCTCAACTGTTTCACTGCGTGTATCCATTCTATACGAAGGGAGAACGTAGGTCTTTCAGCATGAACATGAATTTTCTTGAAGTGCCGAAAGAAAAAAGTGTTGACAAATAGTTATTTTTTAGTATAACTATAGTCATCAAAGGTGTAAGTAGGTTCGCTACCCGCTCACACCACTCTGCAAACAATACAGTCTTACGGATTACCTGACGAGCATGGCCCGTTGAACATTCGGTCGGCCAACTGAATAGAATACGCACCCATTGTGAATCAGCCTCTGATTAGTCTGGTAAGTTTGCATCTGTTAAAATGCCTAAATAGGAGATAACATCATGGCTTTTTCAACCGCAGCCGGGTATGGTAATCTTCCTAACGGTAATTTTTCGCCCGTCATTTACAGCAAACAGGTGCAACTTGCTTTCCGCAAGGCATCTATTGTTGAGGCAATCACCAACAATGACTACTTTGGTGAAATTGCACAAATGGGTGATTCCGTTAAGATTATCAAGGAACCCGAAATCACGGTTAAGGAATATGCACGTGGTACGACTATCACGCCGCAAGACCTTGACGACGAAGACTTCAACCTGACCATCGACAAAGCTAATTACTTTGCGTTTAAGGTTGATGACATTGAAGAGGCGCACAGCCACGTAAACTTCCAAGCATTGGCAAGTGACCGTGCTGCCTACCGCCTTGCTGACCAGTTTGACCAAGACGTTCTTGGCTACCTGTCAGGCTTTAAGCAGTCTGCCATTCATGGTGCTGCTAACACTGTTAACGATACCGTTAACGGCTCAAAGGCTGTTTCCACTGCTTCCAGTGGCTCCAACCTTGTAGGTGCTGAACTGCTGGCTTCCATGTCGCTTGACGCATCTGACTTTACCAATACCTCTGGCACTGCTGGTGCCGCTAATAGCTGTATTGGTGTAGAGCCACGTGCAGGTGGCGCAACGGCTGCTAAGTCCGGTACTGCCGGTAACGCATTCCCGCTGCAAATCATTGCACGTATGTCACGTCTTATGGACCAACAAAATGTTGACACCCAAGGACGTTGGCTCGTTCTTGACCCGGTTTTCATTGAAGTTCTGAAGGATGAGGACTCACGTCTTCTGAACGCTGACTTCGGTGGTTCTGGACTCCAGAATGGTCTTGTAATCAATAACCTTCACGGTTTCCAAGTTTACTCGTCTAACAACCTGCCGTCGCTGGGTACTGGCCCTGCAACTACCGGCGGTGTTAACTCGTCAAACATGGGTATCATCGTGGCTGGTCATTCGTCTGCTGTTGCAACTGCAGAGCAGATTAACAAGACTGAAACCTACCGTGACCCGGACAGCTTCGCTGATATTGTCCGTGGTATGCACCTGTATGGTCGCAAGATTCTTCGTCCTGAAGCAATCGCTACTGCGGCATACTGCTTGGCTTAAAGGGGGATTGAATTATGGCTCTTGGTGATAATACTACCTCTGTAGCACGGGGTGTTGGCGCACGTGGGCGTCAACCATACATGATTCAGGCAGACCTGAACTTTGCAACTGCAGCAAGCGATAAGGGTACAGCCCTCGCTGCTAACGATGTAATTCCTGGCCTGACTGTCCCAGCGAATACCCTCATTCTCGCTGCTGGCTTTGAAGTAACATCCGCACATACGGGTACTTCAACCGACACCGATTTTGACTTTGGTATCACTGGCGGTGACTTGGACAACTTTGTTGATGGCTTCGACTTTGACGGAGCATCAGTAGGTGACTACGCATTTAAGGCAGGTCAAACTCCTGTTCTTATTGGTGGCACTTCTGACACCATCGACGTTGAAATCCAAGCCATGACAGGTACGACAACAGGCGGTGTAATCCGCATGTTTGCCGTCTGCATGAACGTGGATGACACGGGTGACATGACTGCTAATGAAGTAGACCGTGACACTCTTGCCTAAATAATATGGGGGGCGGCAGAAGTCGCCCTCCTAACTCTTTAAGGATTTCAGATGGCGTACAACTACCTTGACATCACGAATGAAGTATTGGCCCGTTTCAATGAAGTTGCATTGACGAGTTCTAACTTTACTACATCTCGTGGATTTCAGACGCAATGTAAAAATGCTGTGAACGACGCTATCAATTATATTTTTCAACGAGAGTTCGGGTGGTCATTTAGCCACGCATTACAAACCGAAACTCTTGTCGCTGGCACTACACGATATTCACTAGGTGCCACGGTATATAATGTGGACTATGAAACATTCCGCATAAGTAAAAACGACACTCTTGGCACAGCAGGTGTAAGCCTACGTGTCATGGAATATAAAGAGTATGTAGATAAGTACATTGACCAAGAGACTACCTCTGATGTGGGAGGTGTTCCTATCTACATATTCAGAACACCGGATAATAACTACGGACTGTTTCCGTACCCTGACAAAGCGTATGAATTAAAGTACGACGCATATATAAAGCCGACTGCCTTGTCTGCCGCTACGGATGCTCCAACAATTCCTGAACAATTTCGTCAGGTTATTGTAGATGGTGCAACAGCTTACGGTTATCAGTATCGGGGCGAGGCGCAGCAATACGGCATTAACTTTGCCCGATTTGAAGAAGGCATTAAGCATATGCAAAGTCTGTTTATCAACAGAGATTTTAGCTATGTGCGGTCAACATATCTTCCGCACTCACAAAGGTACGGCGTATCCATTTTCCCATCAGGAGCATAACACATGGCTGATGAAGCACAACTTAGCCCCTTTGTGTTTGCTTGTCAGGGTGGTCTTGTACTTGACCAATCTACGTTTGCTATGCAACCGGGGATGGCACTTGAACTGCAAAACTTTGAACCAGACATTAGTGGTGGCTACAGACGCATTTCAGGATACGCTAAATGGAATAGCAATATTGTTCCGCAGACAGCCGCATCCACAGAGCCTGTGCTTATGGTGGCACTGTTTAACTCAAAAGTTATTGCGGCACGTGGAACTAAAATATTTGAAGCTGGTACAACCGGCTCATGGTCAGAGATAGACACAGGTAGGACAAGTGCTGGACGCTATACATTCTTTAGGTACAATCTCGCAGGAACAGATTTTATCATATGGGCAGACGGTGCTAACCACGCTACTAAGTATGACGGCACAACCCTTACAGACATCAATGCATCTGGCGCACCAGCTAATCCAAAGTTTGTAACAGGATTTAAAGACCACCTGTTTTTTGCTGGTGCATCCAGTACACCACAGCAGCTTACGTTTACTGCACCATTTACTGACAACGATTTCAATTCAAGTAATGGTGCGGGTACAATTAAAGTAGACAGCAATATTACCGGACTGTTTCCGTTTCGTGATGCACTGTTTATCTTTTGTGAAGAACGTATATTTAAACTAACAGGCACAGGTATTTCTACTTTTGTTGTACAGCCCGTGACCAGAGAGATTGGTTGCCTTAACGGATTTACCATCCAAGAATTTGCAGGTGACATTGTATTTCTTGGGCCTGACGGTCTTCGTACAGTGGCTGGTACTGAAAGAATTGGTGACGTTGAACTTGGCACGATTAGTCGTCCTGTACAGAAACGGTTTCAAGAACTTACGGACGTAGATGAATTTACAAGTTTAGTTATACCAGACAAAACGCAGTATCGTATTTTCTTTAGTAATGCCGCTACAGCACGAGCATCAACAGAAGGCATAATTTGTGTGCGACGTGGCGAGGGTTACGAGTTTGGTGATACTCTAGGCATTAGAGCAAGTGCAACAGACTCTACTGTAGTAGCTGGCACTAGCTTTATTCTACACGGCGACTTTGATGGATTTGTGTACAGGCAAGAGCAGGGCAACGACTTTGACGGCAGTCAAATAGTTGGCAAGTATCGTTCACCCGACCTGACTATGGGTGATGCTGGTATACGCAAGAACTTTCAGCGTGTAATTATTAACTATGCACCTGAAGCTGCAGTGAACGCAGATTTGTTTCTCCGGTATGACTATGAGGCACCGGACGTAGCAAGACCCGCAGCATACCCGTTTGATACAGCCACCGTTGTTGCTGTGTATGGTTCGGCCCTATATAATACCTCAACGTATGGTGGTCAGACAAACCCATTGGTAAGACAGCCTGTAGAGGGTTCAGGTTTTGCGGTAGCACTACGAGTAAATGACAGAGGCACATCTGCACCATACTCACTAAAAGGTTTTCAATTAGAATTTGACGCAGGAGCAAGAAGGTAATGGCAGGATATACTAGACAATCTTCATACACTGACGGCGACGTTATTACCGCTGCCCACAGTAACGATGAATTTAATCAGGTACTAGCTGCATTTGTAAATACATCAGGTCACAAACACGACGGCACGGCTGCTGAAGGCCCGGTCATTGGATTGATTGGTGACCCCGGTGTAACAACACCCCTTAACAAAGTTGTAGTAGATAACACAAACAATCGTGTGGGTGTATTTGTAGATGCAGGTGGTGCAGGTTCTTCGGTAGAACAACTCCGGTTTCAAGACGGTGCGATTGTACCTGTAACAAACAATGACGTTGACCTTGGTACAAGTTCACTTGAGTTTAAGGATGCTTTCTTTGACGGCACAGTAACGACAGATGCTCTTGCAGCAGGTACTGCTAACATTGATGGTGGTTCTATTGACGGTGCCACACTTGGCACAAACAGCGCTATCACACAAGCTGTTATTGATAACGTCAACATCAATGGCACAACCATTGGTCATACAGATGACACAGACTTGATAACATTAGCTGACGGTATTGCAACTGTCGCTGGTGAGATATCTGTAACGACCCTTGACATAGGTGGCACTAATGTAACAGCAACTGCCGCTGAATTAAATATTATGGATGGCGGCACTGCTGCTTCTGCTACCACTGTGGCAGATGGTGACCGTGTTGTATTCAACGATGATGGAACTATGAAACAGGTGGCGGTCACTGACCTTGCCGCCTATTTTGATGACGAAATTACGGCAATGCCTAATCTTGTCACAACTGGCGCACTAAACTCTGGCTCTATTACGTCTGGCTTTGGCAATATTGACACAGGTTCATCAACTATTACCACCACTGGCCTTATTACTGGTGGCTCCCTTGATATTGATGATGTTGTAATTAACGGGTCAACAATTGGTCACACTGACGATACTGACCTTATTACTGTTGCTGATGGTATTGCTACGGTGGCTGGCGAAGTCTCAATGACAACGCTGGACATTGGTGGCACAAATGTTACCGCCACTGCGGCAGAACTTAATCTCATGGACGGCGGCACCTCTGCTGGCACGACAGCAGTAGCTGGCAGTGATGGTATCGTAACTAACGATGCTGGCACAATGCGTCAGACAACAGTGGATACGTTTGACACATATCTTGCTGCCACAACTAAAACTCTTACAAACAAAACAATTGATGCAGACAACAATACGGTATCTAACCTTGAGGTAGATAACCTAAAGTCTGGTGTGCTTGACACAGACCTGTCTAGCGTAGCTGGCACAGATACTACGCTTGCATCTGCAAAAGCCATTAAGGCATACGTAGATGCACAGTTGACAGCATCTGACCTTGACTTTCAGGGTGACAGTGGCGGCGCACTTAGCATTGACCTTGACAGTGAAACTCTTGATATCGCGGGTGGCACGGGCATTGACACATCCGGTTCTGGTAATACCCTGACTGTTGCAATTGACAGCACTGTAGCTACACTGTCAGGTTCTCAAACTCTGACTAACAAAACTATTGATGCCAGCCAGCTTTCTGGCACTGTGGCTAACGCTCGTCTTGATGCAGACTTACAGGCACTTGCTGGCCTAACATCTGCTGCTAACAAGGGTATTCAATTTACCGGCTCTGGTAGCGCAGCTACGTATGACCTGACTGCTGCCGGTAAAGCATTGTTAGATGACGCTGATGCCGCTGCACAACGTACAACGCTGGGTCTGGGTACAGCAGCGGTGACAGATACAGGTATTAGCAACGGCAACGTTGCTGTATTTACCAGCGGTGCAGCAGACAATGACTTCCTTCGTATTGACGGCACGTCTATTGAGGGCCGCTCTGCATCAGAGGTTCTTTCAGATATCGGTGGTCAGGCCGCACTGACATTCGGTATATCAAATACAAATGCGGTTAAGATTGACAGTTCGTCAGTGGCAGATGATGAGTATGCAAGGTTTACTGCCAATGGACTTGAAAGCCGGTCTGTATCTGAAGTGGCATCTGATATTGGTGCAGCAACTGCTGGCTTTGCTGTAGCAATGGCAATTGCACTTTAATACTTGACAAAAAAATAAAAGTATGGTATAATTATACTTGCTTTAACATGGAGAAATCATGGCACAGGATTTTGAAAGAAACATTGCACGTAACGTCGGAACAAGCGAGGTCGTTTTACGCACCGCAAACTCCGACGACGCAATTGTTGGTATCAATATCGCTAATGTTACAACTAGCCAAATCTTAATGGATGTGTACATCACTGGTGCAGGTGCCACTGATGACTATTACATCATTAAGGATGCCCCGATTCCAGTAGGTTCAGCCCTGCAGGTCTTGGATGGTGGTGCGAAGATTGTAATGCAATCCGGCGATATACTTAACGTACAGAGTGATACCGCAAGCAGTGCAGATGTTTGGGTCTCTGTAGTTGACGCAATCAGCACGTAAGGAATAACAGATGCCATACATAGGTCAAAAAGTTCCGGGCGAATATCAAGCCACGAAAGCTGTCCAGCGTTTCAACGGTGACGGCAGTGACACTACGTTTACCCTGACCACCACAGTCTCTTCTGTGCAAGACGTGTTGGTATCGGTAGACGGCGTGGTGCAGGATACCTCTGCCTACACAATTCCTGACGGTACGACACTCACCTTCACTGCTGCCCCGTCGAGTGGCACAGGCAATATCTTTGTAAATTACCTTGCACCGCAAGCGGGTACGATTGTGCCACCCGCAGAGAACAAGGGCAATTTCAAGGCCGGTGGTCTGTTCCGTACCAATGCACAGTCGTTGACAGCAGACACAACTATCCTTGCAACTGAGAACGCAAACGTGACAGGCCCGTTCACTGTAGCCAGTGGTGTAACCCTGACCGTTGAAAGCGGCGGGACATTGGTGACGCTATGAGTACGTTGAAGGCAGATACAATTCAGAGTACAGGCGGCGGTGCGGCTACGCTGACGAAGCAACACGCTGCGAAAGCGTGGGTAAAGTTTGATGGAAGTGTTAGCACCCCCGCAGCTTTAGACTCATTTAATCACAGCAGCATTACAGACTCAGCAACGGGGAATTACATAAATAATCTGGCTAATGCCATGTCAAATGTAAACTATTGCATGTCTACGGCAGGGGAACATGATGCTGGAAGTCATGCCTCAATCGGTGAATACAACCACGATAGCCCCAATACTACAACTGCTTCAAAAGTTGATTATCACAACACCAGCGGCGGTGCTGTAGACGTTGGTAACGCAGGACAAGTAGTACACGGAGACCTCGCATGAGTACCATTCTTGTAAACACGCTGACGGGTACTAGCACTGCTGGCTCTATTGCAGTCACGGGTGAAGGCAACTCGACGACCACAAACTTGCAGCAGGGGCTGACGAAGGCTTGGGTAAATTATACAGGGATAACAACCACTGCGGCTAGGGATTCGTTTAACATTAGTAGTTTGACAGATGCAGGTACTGGACAGACGTATCCTATTAGCTTTACTAACAATATGGGAAATGATGATTACGCTGGTTCTTACTTTCAAAACTCAGCCGCAGGTACAGCCTATACAAATTTTTCAAATCAATATGTAGGTGGCTTTGGTACTTTTGCCACAGGCTCCTTTGGTAATTATGCTTTTGGGTCAAGCAATGATACAGATAGTGCCAATAACTATACTGTAATTATAGGAGACCTCGCATAATGCCTAGTTTCGGTACACTCAAAGCAGATACCCTGACGCACTCGACTGCGGGTTCGCTGGCTACGAATTACGTGGTGCAGGGTAGTGCGAAGGTTTGGATTAAATTTGACATGAGTTCAAGTTTTACCACAGAGGACAGTTTTAATGTGTCTTCGCTAGACGATGATGGTGCAGGTGATTTTGGGCTTAATTTTACAAACAGTATGAACAATGCAAATTATGCAGCACCTGCATCAGCAGGTGACGACAATGCAAATGTGTTAACTAATTTTGGAACTGTTTCAACTTCAAGTATGGATGGTCAAACAAGACAGACAGAAGCTAATTCAGCGATTGATAAACCAAACAATTCCGTGTGTATTTTAGGAGACCTCGCATGACAGTGACCCCAGAGTTTCAAGGCACACATTTATGGGACAGGCTCTGCTGGGCCAAAGAGAACCTTGAGGGTGTGCAGTCAGATTACCGTGTTGTGTACGAAGATAGCATCGACGAGTGTGCCAAGATATTAGTGCCTGACCCTAACTGGATGGCTTGTGCGCTACAGGGTGGCATCCTGCCGCCGGTAGAAGTGTATT